AGTGTCAAAACTTGAACTTCCATGAACTTGATAGTATAATTACAAGAGTTGGTGACAACTCTAGAATTATGTTCTGTGGTGATGCCACTCAAACTGACCTAACCAAGAATAACGAAAAGGATGGTATTCTTAACTTCATGAAGATCATTCAAAGAATGCCTGAGTTTGAAACTATTGAGTTTGGCGTTGATGACATTGTTAGATCAGGACTAGTTAAATCTTATATTGTTAATAAAATGGCAGCAGGGTTCTAATGTTTAATCATTGTAATGTACGTCTCCCTCAGTTGGAGAGGGAGACTATTGATGGAGTTAGATACTATAAGATTCCTGATCAAAATGAAATTCTTAAGTTTGTATCAATTACTTCAGTAACTAGTCACCATAACAGACACATCTTTGAGGATTGGCGAAAGAAGGTAGGAGAAGAGGAAGCAAATAGAGTCAATAAACAAGCAACCAGTAGAGGTACTGACTTACACAGTATAGTTGAAAACTATTTGCTCAACATTCCTGAACTTCCTGAAAAATCTTTGATCTCAAAACATTTGTTCAGGATTATTAGACCAGAAATAGATAAGATAAATAATATCTATGCCCTTGAGGCATCTTTGTTTAGCAAACAATTAGGAATCGCAGGTACTGTAGATTGTATTGCTGAATATAATGGTGAACTATCAGTCATAGACTTTAAGACTTCAAAGAAACCAAAACCCAAAGAATGGATTGAACATTATTTTGTTCAGGCAGCAGCATATGCTTGCATGTTCTATGAGTTAACCAATATTCCTGTCAAAAAACTTGTTATTTTGATGGCATGTGAAGATGGTGAATGTGTTGTTTATGAGGAATATGATAAAGCCAAATACATCAAACTGTTATCAAGTTACATTAAAGATTTTATTAATTACAAACTAAAGGAATATGGAAAGTAAACTAGAAACTGTATTAGATTCAAAGTTCTTATGCCAATCTAAGTTCTCACAAATCATAGAAGAAATAGTCAAGAACAATATTGACATGAACTACATTGATGCAATAGTTTACTATTGTGAGCAGAACAATCTAGAGGTAGATTCTGTTGGTAAACTGATCAGCAAACCACTGAAGGAAAAGATCAAGTGTGATGCTATCAATCTTAATTTTTTAAAGAGAACTTCAAGAGCTAAACTTTTAATATGACACCCTTTGATGCTTATAAAACTTATCTTGCAGTCAAGAATCATTTTAGTAAACAGAATTATGATTATTTTAAATATGCAGGCAAGTCCAGAGCATCAATAGAATCATTCAATAAACGCAAAGATAAGTATTGGTTTGAAAAAATCTCCAGACAAAAATCTGATGATGAGATTCTGGAGTTTTATATTTCAAACTTTATAGAATCCACTGACCCATCCTCTATGTGGATTGGACCAATCATTAGAGGTGGAGATGTTTATTACAAAGACTGGAAAAAACGTCAGCAAAGTTTAAAATATATTTTCACTCAGGAGTCTGCTGAAATGTTGTCTGAAGGCAACATAGATGACTTATTTGTAGTCTCAAAGCAACATCCACCCATTATTAAAAAGTTCCTGAGCGGGAAAATTTGTATAGAAACATTAGTGATTTATGATAAAATTTTCCTGTTCGGGAATAATTTTGATAAGAAAATATTAGACCCAGTGTGGGAAACCCTATCTTTAAAAATAAAGAAGTATTCCCCATTTCTAAATATTGATGTATCAGAATACAAGGCAGCTCTGAGAAAAATTGTACAGGAGGGATAATGTCATTCTTTGATTCAGAAATTGTTCAACAGGAACTCAAAGAAATTCATGATATTCAAATGCAAATAGGAAAGGAATTGTTTGCTTTCCCTTCTATGAGCAAAGAAGATAAGATTAAACATATTAATTTACTTGCAGATTTACTAGAAAAACAACAAATTCTTTATACTAGAATTAGTTTGTCTGATGATCCTCAAGCATTAAAAATGAAGGATCAGATGATAGAATCATCAAGAATTCTTGGGTTTGGAAATGCAGATGTTAACACAATTTTCAATTCAATGAAGATGACCATAGAAAATCTTAAGAAACATGCTGGGGTTGACACATAACCTCAGCATGTGTTATGATGTGTAAGTGGATAATCAATCCTATTCATCCAATTAATCCGAGGTAATCCAATGTCTTTTGCAGACCTTAAAAAGAAATCTAAGCTGGGTTCTTTGACTTCAAAACTTCTGAGTGAAGTTGAGAAGATGAACTCAAACAGTGGATCATCTGATGATCGAATCTGGAAACCAGAAGTAGACAAAGCAGGTAATGGTTTTGCTGTAATTAGGTTTCTTGCTTCTCCTGAAGGAGAAGAACTTCCTTGGGCAAAAGTATACACTCATGCCTTTCAAGGTCCTGGTGGTTGGCTAATTGATAATTGTCTGACCACAATCAATCAGTCTTGCCCAGTTTGCGAAGCAAATCGTGAACTGTGGAATACAGGAAGTAAATCCAATCAAGAAATTGTACGCCAACGTAAGCGTAAACTTTCTTACTACTCCAACATCTATGTTGTGAGTGACAAAGCACACCCTGAGAATGAGGGTAAAGTGTTTCTGTTCAAGTATGGTAAAAAGATCTTTGACAAGATCTCTGCTGCAATGCAACCAGAGTTTGATGATGAAACACCTATTGATCCTTTTGACTTCTGGCAAGGTGCCAACTTTAAGGTGAAGATCACCAAGAAGGATGGTTACTGGAACTATGATAAGTCAGAATTTGAATCTCCATCTCCACTTCTTGATGATGATCAAGAGATGGAAGCAATCTGGAAGAAGTGTTACTCTCTTGAAGAGTTTGTGAAACCAGATGCATTCAAGTCTTATGAGCAACTTGATGGTCGTCTTAAAGCAGTGCTTGGTAAAAAGCCTGCTACTTCAAAAGTTGATGAATCTTTTGAAGATGAAGATAACTTTGGTCCTACCCCTACAGATACAGAAGTGTCTGAGGGAAAGTTTGGTGGAACTCGCTCACAAAGTCCTTCATCCTCTTCTGATGAAGATGAGGATGACACTCTGAGTTATTTCCAGAGGTTGGCTGAGGAATGATTATCTGGGGGAGAGGACTCTTAAGTTCTCTCCCTTTTTAGTTTTATCATTCACATATTGTGTAGAGAATCCATAGGACATGATTTCTCTCATGTCGTCTATTGCTGCTTGTAGATATCTGGATTTTAGAATAAAAATATTTCTCTTTTGATCATTTAAATAAATTTCATATTCATAATTACTAATTGCTCTCACTGGATTTGTAGTTACCATAGATCCTACCAAAGTTTCTCCACCACTAGATCCAGATCCAGATGCAGTATCATTGAATCTAATTAGATTGGAATCAAATTTAATTAGATTTGAATCAAATGTAAAAGATCCTCCAGGTGCTATGGATCCAGGAACTTTAATAGTTTCATCAAAATATTTTGCGGAAAAGTTTGCATCAACAATTAATCCACCAGGGACAATTAGTTTACCCCTACCATCAGTGATAGTAGTAGTTTCATAGTGATGAGTTTGAGATAATTCTTCTGGTGTATATTTTCTATAAAGATAATTGGTAAATTCAGAGTCTGACAGTGGCCATTCAGTTCTTACATTGATGATGTTGTTGGAAATAAGAACTAACCAATCAAATGATGGAGTCCCATAAATTTTTTCTGATACTTGTTCTGGTCTTTCCTCACCAGTAATTTTGTATTTTGTAAATGCAGTTACATTTTTAAAGAAGTCATCACGAATTTTTGCTCTTCTAAAAAAGTTCTTGACCTTTACATAGTCAAAAGAAGAGTTTCTAGTTGGTTGTTGAGACTGGTATAGTAAGTCTGATACTTCTCTGAAATATGTCATTAGTAACCTCTATCTAAACCTTCTCTAAGATCTGCATTTGTACCAGCAGATCTTCCAGTTGCTCCAGGAGTTCTGGATATAGGTATATCCCCTGGAAGTGGTCTTCCTTCTGCTGCTGCTTGTCTTCTTGCATTTTCTGGACTTCTTGGATTGGAATCAGTTCTAGTTTCTTGAGCAGGCTTCAAGTCAAAACTTTGGAATATGTTTTCTGGACCAACTTCTGATTTGTCTCCATCATATTCATCATTAAAGATTGGAGTTAGTTCAGTAAATCCTAATTGCATATTGACTGAAACTGGTTGTGATCCAGTTGCAGAATCATTAAATGCTGCATAGAATCCATCTGGAGTATAGTTTATATTACAAGAAACTAAAGCACATGTTTTAATTTTTCCAATGCTTCCAATTTCATTGTTGCCAGATTGAAATTTAATTCTAAAAACATTGGGAGTTCCTAAGAATATAGATGTTTCTCTTTCTTTAGATCTTCTTGGTGCCATTCCTTTTTTAAAAAACTTAAGAATGCTTCTAATATTTCTTGCTTCTTCTGCACTTCTTGGTGACATTTTAAATGTAAATCCAAATTGTCTAAGTTTGGGTCCTTGGAATAGTAGTTCTAGGTTTGGATTGACTGCTGCTCCAGTTGCTCTTGTAATATATGCTTCAGGGTTTACTTGGATTCCTCCAAATTTTAATACTGATGCTGCAGCATTTACTGTTAAAAATTGTGTCAATCTTGTAGATACTGCACTATTTCCAAGAGCAGATTTTATAGCATCAAGATCTCCTATAGTTGCAGCAACCCTTCCAGATGCAATTTGTTGAACTTTTGGAATTGCTGCTCCCATTAAAGCAGCAGTAATGGAAGATAAACTATCTTCTCCCCATCCAGTTTGATTTGCTTCTGACAGGTCATTTGGAATAGGAAGAACTACACTCCCTATTAATTTTTGTTTGGTTGCTTGTTCATTAAATTGAGATTCTCTATTTCCTAAAGAATTTTCTGTTAATGCTCCTGCTAAATTGCCAGGGACATACTCTAATTGACTGATTACAATTTTATCTTGTCCACTAGTTCCTATGTTTTGTGGGTAATATAAAAATGCTTTGATTTTATTAAATGATGTAGATTCAAAATTATCTAGAACGTTTTCTAATGCTTGAAATTCATCTAAATTATATGTTGTACTAATTCCTGAAGCAGGGTTGTTTGCGCCCGAATCTGCTCCTCCTTGCGCTCCTGCTTCTTGTGGGGGTGGTTGAGATGGAATTGTATTTTGTGTTCTTGTAGTTAAAACTCCTGCAATTTTTTGTTTAGAGAAATTAATGAAATCTTGTATTTTTTCAACGCTAGCGTTCCCTGCCAACCAATCTGCATATTGTTGTAAATTAGCAAATTGTCTTCCAGTCTTTCCTTCTCTATATCCAACTCTTCCTTGAGGGTCTATTTTATATTGAACAGTATTGGTGCTATCTGAAAATGTAAATAAGGTTTCCCAACCTTCTGGATTTGAAGGAGTTACTGTGGTTAATTTTGGATTAACTCTGGTTCCACGATTATCTATGGTTCTATTAGTTAAAGACCATACAGGATTAGACATCTTATCTACCCCACACTCGCTGAGATTGAACTGGTATTTCTACCCCACCCAAGTCCCTTACAAATTCTTCTACTGGTAGTAGACACATGGTTTGCCATTCTTGCTGTGCTAAAACTAAGTAAGGACTTCTGACCTCTGATAATAAGTATTTATGTGCTCCTTTGGTAAACCTTGGGATTCTATCTTCTGCCAAAGACATAGCAATTCCCATTCTTTCTTCTGGTGAATAGTAATGTAAGTTCACTGCAAAGAATGATCTGGAATCCTTTTCCAAAACAAAAGACAAGGGATACTTGTCATAGAATGGTAACTCTTGACGCCACTTTGCTTTGTATTGATAGAACATTAGGTTGTATAGTCTTGGAAATGTTGTGGTTATATTTCTATCTCTTTCTAACTCATCTCCTATTTCATCAGATCTTTCATCAGTGATGATGTTTCTTGGTAATTTTTGTGCAAGTTGTTCTCTATACCAATCTCTACTTTGACTTTTTCCTCTAGTCTTTTCCTGAATTTCTTCGAAGATTGTTTTATATGCCAAGATTATCCTCCGTTAATATTTGAAAGGACCACTTTCTATCTTCACAAAATTCTTCTGCTGCTTTCCACTTTGCTTGATTCTTGGCAAATTCTTTCATTTCAACTAATTGTTTTTGAGTAACTCTTTTACCAATCTTTGGACCATTGACTTGTCTTTTAGGCTTAACTTCAACCAAACTTTCTTTGACAACACCTTTGGTATCTTTATATTTTATATAAAAATCTGGAAAATATTTATGAACTCTATTATCTAATGGGGACACATATGGAATCCAAATTTCTTCACTTGCCCACTTTAAAATATTCTCATTTAGATCACACCAAACCATAAACTTTCTTTCCCATAGTGATCTGTAAATAATATTATTTGAATCACCAATATACTTTTTGGGATTTGAAGGTTTGTAGATTCCCTTATAGCTCATACATATAATATAGGCACTTAACGTATTTAGATGGCTCTAACCACCCCATATAAAAATTTATGGTTTAGTACTGATGAGTTAGTTAGAAAGTTTAAACCATCTTTATCTAATACTTTTGATGTTTATATCAAGGATAGTTTTGGTAAAGTATCAAACACAGATATTAATTTTCTGGCATATGATGCAGTTCTTCCTGGGTCATCATATGAATTAGGTCAAGTCTTTGGTGATAGGCAAGGTAGAACAGAGCAATATCCTACTAAAAGAGTCTATCCTCAGGTGGATGTAAGTTTTTATATTGATGCTGATTATAAAGTTCTTCAATTTTTTGAACAATGGATGGCAGCAATTTCACCAAACACTGGAAGTCCTGGAACATCATATACAAAGTTTCAATACTCAGATAAGTATGAAAGAGAGATAGTCATTACAAAATTTGAAAGATTGTTTAGAGAACCAAATCAAAGATTAGTTGAGAATGGTGTGTATGGTCCTCCAAAAACTTATGTTGAATATACATTAAGGAATGCATATCCGACTAATCTTATATCAGTTCCTGTTTCTTATGAGGGATCAAACATACTTAGAACTACCGTGACATTTAATTATGATGTTTATAATTTTAAAAGAGTTAATGATGCTATTGGAACTGATGAAAATGGTGGTGGAACAGTTAGGGCTCCTGGATCTGATCCTGCACCAACTCAACCCAATGCAGTTCCACCAGCAGGAACTTCTCAACCAA